ATTATGCCAAGCGCCCTCTACTATCACATCAAAGATCTTCTGTGCAGGCAATGTTTCTACTACTTTCCCTTCGTGCGGATCTACCAAATCGAACAGTGCACCTTTTGCCAATGCCTGCATAAACGCATCGGTAATCGCAACACTAATATTGAAGTTTGCCAACTTTCCTTCTTCCCTTTTGCATGTACAAAACTCCAATATATTAGGATGGTCAACCCTCATTATCCCCATGTTTGCGCCCCTCCTCATCCCGCCCTGTTTGACTGTATCCGTTACCGCATTATACATAGTCATAAAGGAAATAGGACCGCTACTAGTTCCATGCGTACTACTAACACTCCCACCTTCTCTGCGAAGTTTTGAAAAACTCATTCCTGTTCCGCCACCTGACTTCTGTATTAATGCCATATCTGCCATGGTCTTCATAATACTATCCATGCTATCGTTAATCGGCAATACAAAGCAACCGCTCAGTTGACCAGTAGCCCTCCCTGCATTTGCTAATGTAGGACTATTCGGTATGAAATCGAGATTTGACATTATCCCGTAAAACTTCTTGTACCACTCTTCCTTTAACTCCTTGCTTTTCTCTACACCCGAAACTACTAGAGCCACTCTTTTGAACATCTGTTCAGGCGTCTCGGGTTCTTCCTCGTTAGAGTGGTCAAGGTAGCGCTCGAACAGAATTGCTTTTGCTAAGTCATTAAGTTCTTTCATTCTTCAACCTTCTCGTATGTTTGTTCGAAGATATCGGGCCTACATGGGTAGTATTCGCCTTTCACACCAGTAATGATCCAACAGCCTGGACAAACTGTATGACCACCTTCAAGTGTGTCTATCCATCCGTGTTCGTGCATCGTCTTTCCGCAATGTTCACATACACGGACTCCCCTATCATGAGGATTCCGATAGTATCGCACTACCTTCCCTTCACACAAAAATGGGTTACCATCACTCCCCTTACACAGATGACAATCATCTTCAGGATGATCGCCGTTCTTGAACCACTGAGTGGCCTCAATCACGATCGGCTTCTTTCTGTACTTTGCCATTACTCTTCCTCCTTTGCAGCTTCCTCCGAATGCTTATTCCACCCCTCTTTCTTCTCAAATCTCTCCCAATTTTTATCATTCTTCTTGATGTAAGCTCTATAGACCTCAGTCGGGTTCGCACCGATCGCGCGACAGAACTCCAAGTAGAAATGAAGAAAATCTATCGCTTCATCTAGCGCCTTTTCCTTTAACTCATCGTTCAACTCCCAAACACCTCTCCCCCACCATTTCCAAGGAATGCATTTCAACATTTCCGTTAACTCATCGTACATAGCCAAATGCAACCTACACATAAAGGTCTCCTGGCTCATATCAATCCTCCTCGGATTGGTCTCTTTTGCATAATCCGTAAACTCACAATTTCTTCTCCAGATATCATCAAGCTTATCCTCGTAGAGTCTCTTTTCCTGATGAACGAATACCTCATCGGGCTGATTCATGTCAACCTTAATCGAGAAGTGCTGCATCAAGAATGTCTTGACATCATCATTCTGGAGCAGTTGCTGTAGTACCGAGTCTGCTCTCCCCTGCATACCTGTTCCGAAAACCTCCTCTAAAACCTTACGTAAAAGGTTCCTAGTCGAAGGGTTCAGATGTTCATCTTTCTCACTCATACGAATGCCTCCAAACTTACCTGTTCTGTACCAGTAATAATTTCCGCGAAGCTTAATCCAAATGCATCTAATATCGGCTCCAACTTATTCTCTAACACCTTTACTGTTTGCATTTCCCAATCTATAAAATCTTTCCACTCTTCAAAGTTATCCTTATCTAGCGCAACCCTATTAACTTCACGCTCCTTTCCGAATACATCACACGTATTGGGATATTCCGTGGGCCACCGCTTAATATAGAAAACCATACACCTATCCCCAATTCCATATTCCTTGCCCAAATGTTGATTTGCATAAAGCACTGGCGCGAGCGCTGTCTTTGAATTACCCTCATAAAGATCAAAATCTTTCTTAATTACCTTAGGTATTCCGCTCTGTTCATAAGGTAAATCCTCCAAAATTTCCACAAACTCGAGGACATGCTTTCGTACCTCAGCCTTACTTCCTCCTCGCAATATGAGATCCAACGTGCTTTTCTGAACATCTCTACTGACGATCGCTGAATCACTTCTCTTCGCCTCGAATCCCTTAATAACCAATGTATCAGCTGGCTTACCCTTATAATACAATATAGTTCCTGCGTAACGCTTCTTTGCAGCCTCTTTACCAGAACGCTTAAGTCCAAATAATATATTCCTATATCCGATCTCAAACTCAATCACCGCCGGATACTTTTGACCCTCCAACTCGGCCTTCTCCTTTAGGAACTCATTAATCTCGTGCTCCATATCTTCGCCAATTTCTTTCATCATACCAAATGGCTCTTTGGCCACCGTTTCCATTTCGCCAATTCTTATCATCAGTGAATCTGTATCACCATAAATAACCTCAAAACCTTTCGCTTCTACCCAGTTAATTACAGCCTTAATGTTATCTCGCCCAAGTGCGGTAATACTTTTCGCAATAATCGGATAGTACAATCTACTTCCTGGAAAGCCAAAATAACCATAAACAGCTGCTATCATCTGCTTAATACCATACTGCCGCTTATCCAACACCTGATATTCAACTGAATCATAATCATATTGCTTCATCTCTGCCTTTATCTTTCCCCTAAAATCCATAAACTTTCTAATCATCCCTGGCACTATACCCTCAATATCCTTTCTAAAGTAGCCTTTATCAACTCCAGGTACAGTATACACAGGAGCCTTATCTTCTGGTTTAACCACCCACGTTTCGGGCGAGATGTTATAAGACATAATAATGTTTGGATACATACCAGCGAAATCCACCATAACAACATTCTCATGGACTCCTTTCTGCGGCTGGTGGACATATGCACCTTCATATTTTTCCCTTTCCTCTTTACCGCGAGTTCCCAATACATACTTTCCTTTAAACTCTCTCAATGTGGCAATATCGGCATACATACTCGTATAAACTATATCCTCCATTCGACACCCAGCAACACGCCTAACCCCATCAAATGTATCAATAAGTCCAAGTTCCCTATCGATAAGCACCAACTTCTTGATATCACCCTTCGTATACGGAATCACCTTATCCAGGTGCTCCGGCTTCATGTGATTCTCATAATCAAAGGGCTCTTCCCTCCACCCCACAAATTCATCGAGCGCCGCAATCTCATCTAACTTGTAACTATCAAACGTCCTGCCCTGAAAGAACTTCCTGAACAACGTATCCAGATCAATCACATTTCTGCCCAGGACCTTAAACTTTTGTTTCCCGTGGCTCTCTACATAATGCATAGGACTCATCGTATGTGGATCAACCTTATGCTTCGCGGCCCTATTATATATATACGTCATATCAAAACCAATCACATTCCATCCCGTTATCACATCCGGATCTTCCATAGCAACCGCCGTAAAAAACTCCTGAAGTATTTCCTTCTCTTCAGCAGGATTCCTAGCCTGCAACACAACAATATCATCGTCATCCATAACTTTTGGATCCTTAGTTATTGTACGATCGGTAGTCGTATAGGAAATGGTCAAAATCATATTTGGTGCGATCTCTGGATCCGGAAACGGATACTTACCACTTTCGTCCATTACCAACTCTACCTCTATATCCACATACATGACTTTCATTTTGATATGCCCAAGATCTTCATCAGGCACCAATCGCCCACCCACGATATCGAATCCGTGTCTGATCCCTTTATCGATAAGCATTCTAAGTGGAAAAGGCAATTTGTCCTCATATGCTCTGCTGTACCTTTTGGCCTCCACGGGCACATCTCTGGGGAGTGACACATCCACTCTTTTGACTTCGACTCCATCAACAGCTTGAAATACTTTGCCGTCATCAAGTACTTCTCTTGCGGGAGCGTAGAAATAGGGCTCCCATGGTATCTTAAACTTAGCTCTCCGACCATCCGCATCCCTCGCAAATATATATACTATTGGTCGACGATTCTCACCCCGACCCTCAACGGTATAATCTGAACTCATCCAAACGTAACTCATCTCTTACCCAACTTGTTCACACTTCTTCTTAAGGTCAATCATTCCCTGAATTGCCTCTTCCACCTGAGCTTCTTCCATTTTCATTTCCCAATCCAGTTTCTTAAGCCCTTGTGCAACCTTCCAAGGATAACTCGTATCGATACTATCAACCATCCCAGGCTTTATATGCATAAATTCTTCAATTCCTCGCAACCCCAAAAAATGCACATTAAACATTTTGCGCCTTGGAATCATCCTTGCAATCATTGGTCTATCGGCCGAATACTTCCAATGCTTGTACGGAATCGCCAACGTAGTCACTCCATTCTGACTATACCTCGCATACTCATAATTCAGACTCTCAATTTCCATTCCATGAAGTGCGGCAATCCAATCGATCCTGTTGAAAAAATCTCCTAACACTCTTTCCGCCTTCATTAGAAATTTCAGACCAATCTCCACACTGCGCCCAACATCATCATACACATCGGGTAACACAACCCTCTGCGGTTGCAACTTCGATATCCACTTCATATACTCCTTCTCATCCATCGGCGCGCCCTTCTCGAATGCCCCATTGTCAAGAATGAGTACCGCTCCTTCCTTTCGCCTCTGACGATAAAACTTGAAGTAGTCCCTTACCTCCAGAAAGCTTCCAATCACCATATAGTGATCAAACTCTCTGATACTTTCCAAGTTGTTCAACGGCGCTATCGCATAGTACTTCATTTCTTTTCCTCCTTACAAATAACTTTTTCATTTCGCTCATAAACTTTTCTCGCCGGTTCAGCAAAAGCGGATCCATTCTTATTAGGGCGTTCGGGGGGAACGGAAACAATGGTCATGACAACCTCACCAACTTTCACTGATCCGGTTTCGAGAGTTTATAAGTCATGCTATCCTCACTACAGGCTTTCCATCTGGCCGCGGTAAAAATTCGCCAAATAAACTCATTCTGAGACTTTGATACGCATCAATATAATACTTAGCAAACTCTGAACCATCCGCAAGATTTTTACGCTCTTGCCTAATACAATCGTCTAAATAC